AACTGGTTTGTCGCATTGCCTTTTGCCTAGACTTCTTTTGCTGTTCTTTTACTTCTTTTGTTTTGCCAATCATTGATATTTGTTTCCAAGTACCTAGCAATTCATTTGCAGCATTAAAATCATAATCAGCATCAGCCTTGCGGAACAGTTCGGTACGAATACCACTCTCTCCTACCCACTTTTGAAAGTTACTATCACCAACAACATCCATGAAATCAGGGTGTGTTGCTTCTAGCTGAGTTAAGTTAGCACTTTGTGCCGACTTAACATTACCTTCTCTAGCTTTGATAATCTCTGGATGGTTCTCTATCGCTGAATTGACTGCCTTAGCAGGGTCATCGTAGAAAGTATCCTCGAAACTAACAGCTTCTTCCGTTGTTTCAGTAGCTTGATTAGCTTGTGATTGTGCAAGTAGTTGGTTAATCAACTGACGTTGGTCTCCAACCTCTTGCCCTTGCTTACCAAATGCCTTCTCGACATTCTGGTGCATATTTATCACATCTTCCAGTGACTTCCCAGCATACTTCTCAGGTGGAGAATATTCTGGTTCGGCTTGTATTTCTTGCTGAACCTCTTGTTCTACCACAGGAGTTTCTGTTACCTGTTCTGCTACACCTTCAGGTGCTGTATCTACTACTATACTCATTTTCTTGGTCTCCGCCCACATGGGGTTATGAAGTTATTTTATGATGGGTTTGTTTCCAAGTTATCCATCGCTAGTTTAGTTGCAGCTTCTAAGCTTAATAATAAACCTAGTTGTTGCAACTGACCCTTAGCGTGCCAAAGGTCTTGTTCATTTTTCATAGTGTCAACGTCTCGTACACTAATCTCAATGTTCTTTAATTCTCCCATCAGGTCTAACCAACCTTCTGTCTCGAATAATTCTAATCTATCTTTTAAGAATTGTTCATCAGTCTTCACTGATAAGTTCCTATGATAGGTGTCTTAGCTGCTGCTTCTCGAGCTTTAGCCATGTTTAATATAGTCTCTGACTTCAAATGCTCTACTTCTGGTACATTTCTAGCAGTCTCAGAGTTCTTATTCTGAATATCAGCTTTAGTTTTCTCTAATGCAATAGAATCTTTCTGTAATTTAAGTATCTTTTCTTGAATCTTAATCTCAGTAGGTGCAAGTTCTTGAGCTTCTGCATACCATTTAGAAGCTTTAGCTTTCTCTTCTTCAGCTTCAGCTTGAGTTTTAGCAATATCTGCTTGAGCTTGTTGCATCTGTAGTTGATGATGATACTCTTGCATCTGTTGTTGCTCAGGATTAGGTTGACTACCTTGCATAAGGGAATTAACAATCTGGTCTCTGTTATGAATAGAGGAGTTCTGCATCATAGCAAGTAAGATTACATTAAAAGCAGGTGAATCTTTAGGAATAGCTTGTAACATTTGTACCATCTGAGTCATTTCTAACTCTTTAGCCATGATTCCCATAGTTGAATAAGGTATGAACTTGTAATCATTAACAGGGTAACGCTCAACATCAAACTGAATCTTACGCCACATTGATTTATTAATCATTGGGATTAAGAAAGTGTTCTGGAAGTTCATTAATGTACGCTTTTGACGCTTGATACTGGCAGATTGTGCCATAGACATACCTGAAGAGGTAGCTCTATCAGCAGTACCGACATCAGCAGAGCCAGTTCCCATCTGTATCATGTTTTGTAATGAGGCGACCTGAGTAAATGTACTCTGGTCTGTGGTTCCCAAGTCCAAAGGCATTAAAGCTTCGCGTGGTGAACCATTCGTTAGTATTGTTTTACCAGGTCTAACCTCAAACTTGACACCTCTAGGCAATCTAGTAGCGTCAGCTGCCATCATAGGTGTAGTTGTTAGCGCAAGTGAGTCAATTCTAGCTCTCATTTCCGCATCTAATGCTTTTTGTGGATTATATCCCTTCTCACACACACCTCTACCCCAGAACTTGTTAGGAACTATGTCGTGTTGGTATGCAATGAAAGGTCTATCAATCATCATAAAGGCATTTTCTTCAGCCCTTAGGATATATTCATCATTAACTAGAGTAACGACAGCTTCGACTAGCTCATCTTTTTTAGTATATTCAAAGTCGTCTTTATCGTTACTAGCTTTTAAGAATCTCTTAGGCACTAAGCCCCAGTATTCTGTAATCTTTACTGAATCCGACTCATCAGCCATTTTGGTTTCAGGGTCGAAGCCAAAGCGTACAGTATCATAATCACCATCAAGGGGAACATCACGATAAATACCAGACTTAATACCATCAACAACATGATACCTCGGCTTAATGACTTCATGCGCGACACCAAGGGCATCATTGATTGAATTAGCGGATGGGTCAATTAAGAACTCCTTAGGAGAGATAGGTTCTATCTTTACATCAATAGAAGGTCTTTCAGTTAGTTGACGAGTAGAAGTCATCGTACCTTCAACAGGAACTTCAACTGGAGAACGCTCGATATTCTGTTCAACTACAATCTTACCAATACCAGTACCGTAGATAGCAGCATTTAAGAAGACTTCACAGATAGCATCTTTAGCGCCAGTCTTTTCTAGGTCTTCTTGTAGTAAGTTACGTACATATTCAGCATCTGAAGGGTCTTGGTCTAACATATCGTCTTGAATGTCAAACCATTTACCACGACCAAAGGTAGCTTCTTCTAATTCAGCAACTGAAGATTCAACAGCTTGTTGTAGAGCAGGGGAAATAATTCTAGACTTCTCAGATTCTCTAGTTCTATCTGATTGCAGCCACATACCACGCCAAAGTCTGTAGTATTCATCCCATTGAGTAACGTAGTTAATATCACGGTGAGTGCGCCAACCTTCTAACCGATGATTCAGCCATGAAGCTAGGGCTTGATACTTTGTTTCCTTACTATCGAACATAAGTCATTGATTTCCATAGGAATTTAGGCGTAATATAACATAAAGTAAACGTAACAATCAGCTAATTTAATCAATAACCTGCAATAACGTCTTCAGGTTCCCATTCTTCATCAAATTGTATAGAGTGGGCGAAGTCTGCAATACACACTTGGTCTATATAGGACAAGGCATCCAACAGGTCATCGTGTGAAAGACGTGAAGGAAAATCTAGCATCTGTGATATGAAGAATCTCCAGTCTTTATCCTCATTAAAGGTGATTTGTTGGTGTTCCATACGTCCTTGGAGTGACCAAGTGATACGTTCTGCCTTCTTTTTACCACCATGACGTAGTTCATCGATGTGAATAAACCTATCATTGGACCTCATCTCATCTTCTAGGTACGGCATGATAGCGTTTTTCAAAGAACCAGTCTCAATACCAACTGTAGTAGCCTCATTTACTGCAGCAGCTTTAAGAATCTTGTTAGCAGTCTCTTTAATAGACCACCTTCCGTGCATAATATCTTTAACCCACCACTTATCTCTATCAACCTTAACAATAGCAATAGCCGTTTCGTCTAATTTCGATGATTTAAGTCCCCTTTCCTTCTCAGAAGATTCAAAACCAGCAGGGTCCACAGCAATAACGTAGTTTCCTTCCTCAGGTTCAGTACCTTGTAAGAACCATTCCTCTTTAAAGATACCACCAGAGAATGTTTCAAAGGATGCCTCGAACTCTTGTCTAAATGCCATAGATGACATAGACTTTCTAGCAGCCTCAATCTCATCTTCTGGTATATAAGGGTTATCAGTAGAGTTATAAGAGAAGACCTCCCAGTCATCATCGTGTTTAGCTTCCATATATAAGTCATAGAAGTGATTCTTACCAGCAGGTGTACCAATAAACATAGCACCACCTCTTACGTCAGCTAATGTAGGACGAATAATCATCTCCCAAACATCAGGTCTCATTGAAGCGTACTCATCCATAACAACATAAGCTAAACCAACACCACGTAAGGTATCAGGTCTGTCAGAACCTTTAAGGAATATCTTTCTACCATTAGTTAGTGTTAAACGAGCTGTGTTTTCATAGGCATCAGCAATCAAGTCTCCACCTAAGTCTTTTAACATATTCCACATAATATCCTTTGCTTGTTGAAAGGTAGGACCAATGTAGAAGACATCCTTAGATGTAGATTGTAAAGCAGTTATAAGTAGAATCCAAGCAGCTAAACGGCTCTTACCAAAGCGCCTTCCAGCAGCAACAACCTTAAATCTAGCTTTAGAGTTGAATATATCTAACTGAGCAGGATGTAGCTCAACATTCAAAGTACCCATTAGTTATCTTCTTCAACTAACTCAGCAATGACAACATCATCTCTCTTAGTCTTAGGATTCTTAAGAACCTTATCTTTAGCCATCTCTTCAATCTGAGCTGAGGTCCCAACATTAATAATAAGACCATCCTCAGACTTAGTGTGTTTAATCTCTACAGCTTTCTGAGCAGGAACAATTCTATCCATACACATCTTAAGACAATGAACATCACCTTTAAGAGCCTTAGCAATGACAACTTCAACAATCTCTTCACCTCTGGAGCTTAAGAGTTCTCTAGCAAGTTGAGTGTATTTATTAACAGAACCTTTAGGCCTTCCCTTAGGGTTTAGAACTTGACCTTTCTTTACCAAGTGAGGCATAGTCTTTCTTTTATCATCTACCTTAGTAGAGACATTCTTCATTCTAGCCATTGTTTAATTCTCCATATAGGTTAAACATAATAAACATAGTTATGGTTACTTAAGTAACTTAAGTGTCCTAGACCTATGTGTTCTGGACTTAAGTAACTTAAGTGTCCCAGACTTAAGTGTCTTGTACTTAAGTGAATACGAATTTGAGTGTCTTCTTCTCTGTCTCCGCCTTTAGTAATCGTTTAGATTAACTGAAGCAGTCGAAGGATAGTCTAATAGTTACTTCTTGGAGGGTAGTGGAGGTGTCCTCAGAACTCGTGTTAACTTAAGTAGTTAAACTACGCTTTGATTGTAGCTGATAAACAAGATAAAGTAAAGCTAAAACACCTTTAATTGTCTTAAATAATACCACGGAGTTAGTTATCCACAGTATTACCTTAGTTATCCACATAGTTATCCACACTTATATCTATATCTCATTAATTAATTGAATAAACCCAAACCCTATTCACTACGTTCAGAGAACCCTCGCTAAAGCTCGGATTCTTCTCTCGTCTGATTATGATTGTTAATATTACAGTCTGACTCACCTCACGGGTCCCCCCTGTAGTGGTTCTAAGGGAGCAGTAGATACCCGAGTGTCTGTAGTAATCGTAGTATCCTTGAATGAATGATTAAGTGATAGACAATCAA